CTAAAGAACCCTATTATTTAGGTAAACACAAGGTGCTTAGAGTCTCTAAAGAGGGAATTCAGCTACCAAATAGCTTATACCTGAGGTACCCTGAACTTGAGAAAGACGTGTCAGGGACTCGCAGTGAGTTTGTTTATAAGTCAAGACGAGGAAAAGTAGGTATATGGGGAGGTTCTGTAGTAGAAAATGTAGTACAAGCATTAGCTAGGATTGTAATAGGGGAACAGATGATAAAGATTAATACTAAGTACCGGCCCTTACTCACAGTTCATGATGCTGTAGTGTGTGTAGCACCTAAAACAGAAAGCCAAGAGGCTTTAGATTTTATTATGAAACAAATGTCTATACCACCTGAGTGGGGAAAAGATTTACCTATTACTTGCGAGGGCGGATATGGGGATAACTATGGAGATTGTTAACATGGCTAAAATGATAGAGCATAGTAAGTTTGTATCAGTACATGAACTAAAACAACAATGGGAAGATGAAATCGTAGCAGAAGATGATAAAAATATTAAGATGGGTTTAACTAAAAAATGTATGAGCTGTCATAAATCTAATTGCGAGTGCAAAGACACTCAAACTTATTGGGGGTACTGATATGCTTGGCGAGGGAATCTTTATTCTCGTAGTCAGTTTATCAGGAAGCTATACAGATAATAAGTACGTGGGCAACTTTCCTAATTGCATTTCGGCGATGCAATACTTTAAAGAACATTGTTCACAACACAAAGCGGCGAGTTGTATTTTAGAGAAGTATGCTAACCTACCTGATGACCACGTATCACGCAATGCATTTTCTTTTAGTATTAAAGAAGTTCAGAGCTGTGGATTCGTAGGTGTCGAGACAAGAACTTTTACTGAGGACAAGGAAGGTGAGTAGGTTATATTGGATGTGGGAGAAGGAATTAACTCCAGAGAAGTGCCAAGACATCATTGACAGAGCTGGGAGTGATTTTGAAAAGGCAAAAATTAATACAGAAGAAGGTAGCGGTAGTTTGAGTAGAATTAACAATAAAACCCGAAAGACTAACATTCATTGGAACAATGACCAAGACTTGTATGATATGGCATTTCATTATATGCGGGGTGCAAACAAGAAGAGTGGATGGAACTTACAGGTAGACGCTGCAGAGAGTTTTCAGATAGGACAATATTCTACAGGCGGACATTACAATTGGCATGTGGATGGATTAGGGACTGAAACTTTTGACGAACCAAATAATAAATTGTTGAATGGTAAAACACGAAAGATATCAATGGTAGTGTGGTTGAACGAGGACTTCAAAGGGGGAGACTTTCAATTTCATAGCTCTCATTTGAAGAATAATGTATTCAAAGTAAAGCAGGGTAGTATTATCATGTTTCCATCATGGGTAATGCATAGGGTAACACCCGTAAAGGAAGGCACACGATATTCAATGGTATCATGGTTCTTAGGGAAACCCATACAATGACACAAAAAATACAAAGGAATAAATAATGGCAAAGATTAAGCAAGCAGAACAGAACTATGAACCAACACACAAACGTACACAACAAGGTGGCAAGATACCTAAGACTTCTTCCATGAACAAAAGCTTTAGAGCTGGATACAAAAAATACAGAGGACAAGGAAGATAATGGCTGATTTTACATGGAGTTACTCATCACTAAAGCAATATCAAAACTGCCCTAAACAATATCAAGAATTAAGAGTATTAAAAAATTATACTGTCAAAGAAAATGACGCTATGATGTATGGTAAAGAAGTACACTCTGCATTAGAAGACTACGTAAAAGATGGAAAAGAACTTGCTAAGAACTATCAACGCTTTAAAGCTATGGTAGATAAGTTAATTGCTATCCCCGGCGATAAATACCCTGAATATGAGATGGCTCTTACTTATAACAAAGAACCTTGTGAATTTAAAAGTGAAGGTAGGTGGGTAAGAGGTATCGCTGATTTAGTTATCGTAGACAAAGATTATGCTTTTATTATAGATTATAAAACAGGGAGTAATAAATATCCTGACCCTAAACAGTTAAGACTTATGTCACTAATGCTGTTTACTCACTTTCCCGAGGTACAAAAAATAAAAGCTGGACTATTATTTGTAATGAAAAATAGTTTTTTAAATGAAGAATATCATAGAAAAGATATGGATAAATCGTGGAAGATGTTTGAACAACCACTAAAAAGATTAGAAACAAGCTATGACTATGATACATGGGTACCAAACCCTACGCCTTTATGTGGGTGGTGCCCAGTTAATACCTGTGAGTTTCATAAACCAAGGAGATAATTATGTACCAAATTAGTTGCAAAATATGTAACAAAGAATTTGAAACAGTACATCCTAAATATATGTGTTGTTCTGCTCAGTGTGGAAAAATAAACAAAGTGCTCACTAGATACGTAAAAGAATCTGGAGATTGGAACTTATATTTTAAGCACTTGTTATCTAAGAAACAGGGTAGCCTTACCCCTTTAGACTTAATTAAAATGTTAGATACTCAAAATAATAAATGTGCGTTGTCAGGAGTAGAGCTTACATGTACTAAGGTAAGGGGAGAAGTATCAAAAACTAACGCAAGTATAGATAGAATTAATGCCGGAGGAGAGTATAATGTGGATAACGTACAGCTAGTTTGTCGTGCTGTAAATTCATTTAGACATAATTTAACTGTATCTGATTTTATCAATTGGTGCAAGAAGGTAGCAAAAAATGCCATACAAAAATAAACCTAGACCCTATAAAAAAGAATGGGAACAAGAACAAGCCCGTGGTGAAAAAAAATCAAGGGCTACTCGTGCCCGTGCTCGAAGACTATTAGATAAAAAGTTACCTGATAAAAATAAAAATGGTAAAGCAGATAAGCGAGAAGGAAAAGATATTGCTCATAAAAAAGCATTATCCAAAGGTGGGAAGAATAAGGATGGATTAATAATTCAAACTAAATCTAAAAACCGTTCGTTTAAAAGAGATTCTAACCATAAGTTAGTATCAGAAAAAAGTAAAAGAGAAAGTAAAAAAAAGAAGACTAAAAAGAAATAGTAAAATAATAGTTGACTAAAGTTAGTAGCATAAGTTATAGTGAGAAACACGACTGCCGAGAGTAGTCCTACAGTTAAGGATATAGTAAATGGAAGTAATAAATAATAGTGCGCTACGCATTACAGTGCCTGACCATATAGCTTCGGCTATAACAAATAGTATAGAGAAAAGTAAAATACTAAATACGAGAGAAAATCTAATAGACTTATTAGTATATTGGGGTATTGAAGAAATGACCCAGCTAAATAAGTTAGTTAAATTTAAATCCAACTTACCATCTCCTATGGTTAGAGACTATAAATGGCCAGGACTATATACTCCCTTCGACCATCAAAAAGCTACATCTGAATTTCTATCTATTAATAATAAAGCCTTTTGTTTTAATGAAGCAGGTACCGGTAAAACCTCTAGTGTTTTATGGACTGCTGATTACTTAATGAACTTAGGTAAAATTAAAAGCGTATTAATTATATGCCCATTATCTATTATGTATTCTGCATGGCAGGGAGATGTCTTTAATACTTGTATGCATAGAACTTCTGCGGTATGTCATGGTAGTGCAGTGAAGCGTAAGAAGATAATAGAGGGCAACTACGATTTCATTATTATAAATTATGACGGAGTCGCAGTCATTAAGGAAGAGATTAAGAATAAAAAGTTTGATTTGATTGTAGTAGATGAGTGTAATGCATATAAATCTCCTAGCACTTCTAGGTGGAAAACCTTAAAAAAATTAATTACCGACGACACTATGTTATGGATGATGACAGGAACACCTGCTTCTCAATCCCCAGTAGATGCGTACGGGTTAGCTAAGATGGTATGCCCTGATAATATACCTAAGTTTTCTGCTACATGGAGAGATAAGGTAATGTATCAAATTTCTAGATTTAGATGGCTACCTAAAACGACTGCTAAAGATGATGTGTTTAAAGCTTTACAACCTGCTATTAGATTTGCTAAAGACCAATGTTTAGATTTACCTGACGTAATGTATCAAACCCGTATCATAGCTTTGACTAAACAAGCAGAAAAATATTATAAGCAATTAAAAACACAGATGTTAATTGAGGCTGCAGGTGAATCAGTAACCGCAGTTAACGCTGCCGCAGGACTTAATAAGTTATTACAAATCTCTGGTGGTGCTGTATATACAGATAAAAAAGAAGTTATAGAATTTGATATAAAACCTCGGCTGTCTGCATTAGATGAAGTTATATTTGAGACAGACCAAAAAGTTATTATCTTTGTTCCCTACCGTCATACTATTACAGTAGTATCTCGACACTTAGAAGAGAACCATATTGTTAATGAGATTATAAATGGTGATGTACCGGCAACAAAAAGAGCAGATATTATAAATAGGTTTCAAACCGCAGACGAACCTAGAGTTTTAGTAATACAACCACAATCAGCTTCTCACGGAGTGACGTTGACTGCAGCAGATACTGTAGTATTTTGGAGTCCCGTCATGAGTGTAGAAGTTTATTTACAGTGTGTTGCTAGGATAGATAGGGTAGGACAGAAAAACAAAATGACAGTTGTTCATCTACAAGGTTCTGAGGTTGAAAAAAGGATGTATGCAATGCTACAAGGTAAAGTAGACCAGCATACTAAGTTAGTTGATTTATATAGAGAGGAGATAGGACTATGA